TCCTTGCGATACTGTCGTCGTCGAGGCACAGCCAAGATTCAAGCCATTGCAGCGCCTTGGCTAAATCAGGTTCTCGATTCATCTGCGCTTTTGCGCTCGCCATATTGAGGCCGCAGCCATCACAAAAGTGAGGTTGTTTAAGTTCGTTCATTCTTCTCTCCTTAAATTTGCATGTAGACGGTCTACATACTCTGCGCTAGTGTTAATTTCGTCTTGATCACTCATCATCTTTCTCCATACTGTAGCTCCTCAAAGTCCTTAGAATAATACTCAAGAACTTTATTCTGTAGCCCCTGAGGCAACTTATCAAACTCCTCAGTCCAATCAACCTCCTTCTCGCTCACATTCCTATGAGGCAAATCTCTAGGGGCTACCCTTAGCATCTTCTGTACATCATACCAGTCCTCAGCTAGACTCTCATGCCTGCCAATATACTGAGCATACTGAAGCAGGTTCCAAGGATCTGTTTGAGGCAGGGTATGAGTAGTGACTGACCACTGCTCATGACGATCATCAAAAGCAAACATGTGCTCGATAAACCCCTCAAGCGTGATGTCCTTTAAGGGAGCAACACGCCTTTGAGTTACCTTACCATCGTAGATATGTTTGGTTCTGTTGCTAAACATATTCCAAGCGCTGATCAATCTCTCAAGAGGGTGGCGAACGAAAGCAAAGATAAGCTTTGGTTCTCTTAACCATTCGCCGGGAATCTCTCCCTTACTTGTTGGAGCCCTATGACTATCTGTCCACATGTCTAAGATGCTTTTACCAGCCGTCTTAGGGATGTGTATGAAGATAGCATTAGGATTCTCTAAAAGTTTTGCTGGCATCATCATACTCCAGTGTGAACAGAACTTCGTCTTTAAGTCTGCCTTCTTTATCTACCTTAAGCTTTCTAATAATTGATTCTTTAAGAGCTTTAATCAAAACGTCCTCACTATGGTTAAGTCCCGGTGGGAAGCCATAAGCATAGGGAATAACGAACGGTCTGAAATACAGACCGAAACATACTTCCTTATAAGCTTTTAAGAATGGTTTATTATAATCATTATATGATTTAATTACTAAGAACTTCATGGTGTCTTCTTAATGATATTGACAGGGTATCCAAGCTCTGCTTCAAGTTCTTCTTCAGTCATATCAACAGACACAGGGTTATTTAGATTCATGATCTCGGCATTAACCTGATCTAGTCTATCTTGGAGCTGCTCTCGTTGTTGATAGAGGCGCTCAAGGTACTTCTCTTTCTTTGGGTTACTCATTTATTTCTCCTTTTAAATATTGTATAGCTCGTTTAAACTTCATTAGTGGGTTTCTCGCCAGTTGTTCCCAACTTTTATGTCACCTTTAGTGGCACATCTGAGATTATAATATTCCCCAGCTTCAACAAATGCGGCTTGTGCTATGGGGATGAAATCTTCAACATCTTCTTCCTTTACTTCCCACTGGTATTCATCATGAATTGAACCCACAAGCTTAGCATCTATGTTAGCTTCTTTAGTTTTCTCATGTAGGATAACTAATACACGCTTCATATAAATAGCACCTGCCCCTTGAAGTAGGGTATTGAGGGCTGAGTGGATAGATCTGATTCTTATCAACCGCCCATCAAGTCCTTTAATAAAACCACGGGCCGCAGCAGTTTGTATACGAGTGATGAGATCTCCAAGATCAGGGAGACCAGCGAATAGTTTATGCTTTAAGGCTTTACCATCCTTACGTGTTCCGCCAATGATCTTACCCATCTTAGTGTCACCAGCACCATATGCTACAGCATAGAACATCGTCTTTGCTTGGTCTCTATCTGTCAGACCAGCCGCCCTCATGTTCACGCTATGAGCATCAGTACCTAAATCTTTATCACCGTTTACTACTGCCTCAGTGTAGTCAGGGTTATTCATATAGTGAGCTAACATACGTAGCTCCAATGCATCAGCATCCATACCCACAAGCTTATAGCCTTTAGGTACTATGAATAACTCTCTACATTCTGGCCCGTAGAGTTTTCTTACGGAAGGTACTTGGCCCAAGTTTGGTTTGCTATGACTCATGCGCCCTGTGACAGCACCCATAGGATTTACATACCCATGTTGCCTTCCGTCCTCATGCACTGAGTCAATCCAGTTTTCTAAGAAACCCTTAATCTTGGTGACGGTCAGGTAGTGATTAATTAAATCTGCCTCGGGGATATCAGTAATCTCCGAGAGCACTGCATCATCTACTTGCACCTCTCCAGATGGTGTAAACTTAGTTGGTTTCCAACCAAAATCTTGAAGCCATATACCGATCTGTTGTCTTGATCCCAAGTTGAATACTTGAGTACGGTATCTGATAAAGGGCTCAAAGGAACCACTAGCTTTAAGGCGTTCATATTCATCTGGCCTTAGCCCTACCTTAGATAACGTACCGTCTTTCTTTCTTTTGGGGACTACAGTTTTCTCAGCGAATTGTTTTGGCAAGAAGGTTTCGCGCACTTTATCTTCGGTACGACCGAGGTCATCTCTAACAGCCGCTAACAATTCCTCACATTTCTCTGTATCAAAGAGCCAGCCATTACTAATCTGTTCATATATGATGAAAGCAACCTTGTGCTCCATCTCAACTGAGTCTCCAGAGAATTTCTTACCTTCCTTTTCAAGGACTCGGAGAACCTTAAGGTTCAACTTGGTGTCCTCGGTACAACGATGTTGCATCTCAGGACTATAATTTTCCCAGTCTTCGTGCTCAACTTTTGGATAGTCGAGCTTCCAACCCCACGCCTCTAGTGAGTGTCCTCCTTCTCTGGTTGGGTTAAAGAGACGCGAAAGCACTAGGGTATCAATAATATGTTTGTCATATAGGTTGAAGCCATAGAGCTTAAGGGTATGGGGTAAATCATAACCAAGAATATTGTGACCTACCAGAACCTCGGCATCCCCCAGTACACTGAAGGCATCTTTAAGATTCTCTGGCCCATACTCTTGTACTTCCTGAGTATCAACATCAATCAAGCTGAAGCAATGGAACTTAGTAGGTTCAAGTCCATCACCTTCAGCATCGAATAGGATTCGTTTCATTTTAGTTGCCATCCTTCATCCTCGATATCAAATTCGTCTACGTCCTCTACTTCGCTCAAACGACCAGTGTCGGGATCGTAGTAAAGGTTACAAGCTTTGCCTGTATCACCAGTATGTCTTGACTTAAGGACACGAAGGACTGTAGTATTTGCCAACCTAGCATCATCCGCTTGCTGGTTACGTTCAAGGGCGATAACCGTATCACTCAACTGTGCAATACTTTGAGAGCCCCTCAGATGAGAGAGACTAACCTCAATACCTTGTTCATGTCCTTTGTCATTACTGGTTCTACGAAGGTGACTGACGAGCACCATGCCACAGCCTGTTTCTTCAACAAGGCTACGGAGACGCAGCATGATGTCGTCAATCGTTCGACGCTCGTCACCCTCAGTATGAGCAGCGACTAGCATATGCAGGTGATCTACTACAACCCACTGACAGTCACAGCCAATGATAAGGTAACGAAGCTTAGCGAAGATGTCATCTATATCTTGGATGCCCAGATGAGCATGAACAAATAACCTATCCGCATTAGGGCCTTCAAAGAGTTTAGTGTAGTGCTCATGTATTTTAGCCTCGGGATATGCTTGTCTTACTTTGTCCCTAAAGAGCTGGGATTCGGCTTCGATAGATACAATACCCATCACAGTCCGTTTGCAATCTTCTTCTAGGGCCATGACTCCTACCTTTTCATCGGTAGTAGTAAGCAGCCAGTGCTCAAGCTCACGAGTAACAGAAGACTTACCTAAGCCAGTACCACCAGTTAAGGTGATCAGTTCTTTCTTACGCAGTCCATCCAACTTGTGATTGAGCCCATCCCAAGGATAAGGGATACTCTCTACACTTTCTTCGGTGAAGAACTTCTCTTTGAAGTTAGTGACATTAACAATCCCTGAGGGAGTGTATGTCTCTGCGTTCCAAAAACACTGGACAAAACGCTGTGATTCATTCCTGATCAGCATATCGTTGGCGTCTTTGAAACCTTCGGGGAGTTTCATTACTTTACATTTCCCCGGCTTCAGTAGCTTTGCAACTTTCCGAGCAGCTTCCTGTCCCGGCTTATCCATATCGAAGCAAAGTATTACGTTGTCAAACGATTCAAGGTACTCAATGTCTCGTTTGAAATCTCGAGGGGCACCCGATGCTCCGTTCTTAAGGGAGATACAGGGCCATCTATTACCTGTCATTTGGTGAGCAGCCATAGCATCAAGCTCACCCTCACAAACAGTCAAGTATTTACCGCCAGCCTTAAAGGCTTGGCAACCGAACATATGAGCTTCACCAGCAGCACCACTAAATGTGAAACTTTTGTTCTGAGTATAACGAATCTTCCTTGCTACCTCTGTATTAAAGTCAGCGAAGTAAGGATAGATATGTTGAATGATCCCATTAGAACCCTCAATGACTCTAACACCGTAGGTCTTACAGGTTTCTTCAGAGATCTTACGATCAGGGATATCTTTAAATTCACCCTGATCAGAGAATTGAATTACTGTTTCTTGTTTTTCTTCCAAGCTATCAACGTCCCCGTAGTTCTTAAAGTATTTAGAGCATGTGAAGCAGTAGGCAGAACCATCTGCATTGATGCCAGTGTTATCAGAACCCTGCCCACAAGGACAGGGCTGATGTACTTTAACAAAGCCGTCTTTATTAATTGACATGATCAGGTACAATGATACCTTCAGGTGCATGGTCAGTCATAGAATCTGTCAGCGTCAGTGAGACACGCAGATCCTCAGCCAAAGCATCGAAAGCTACCTTAAGACTTTGAGACATGAGTTGAGTGAATTGAAGTTGTTCAAGAGTTGATCGTTGTTCTGGTGTCAAATCCTCTGTGTTACGAGTGACACCATCCAGTGTAAATTGTTCCATAGATTTATTCTTATTGTTGTTAATGGGTGCTGGTTTATAAGGAGAGCCAGCATCCTTAAGGGAGCTACGTCAGGGAGTCGAACCCTGCTAACCTTTACCATAAAGACTCAGCCTAGCTGTTAGTCAACCTTGGGGAGGTGGCGGTACTCCGGTACCATACGTAGCTTTTTAGAACTCATCATCAGGATCAAAGGTTTCAAACTCATCACCGTCTGCACCAGCAAACTCAACAAGATCCAGTACCTGTACTGCCTTGAGATCAAGACCTTGGTACGGGCCATAACGACCTGAGCCAGAGTACTCATTGTACTGAACACAGACCTTACTACCATTACCAACCTGTACGTCGATAGGATTCTTGTGTGCATCCACAAGTCGTGGTTGCTGGTTCGGTCTACCGTTAGCACCATGCACTTTACGCTTGAATACTACATACTCCAAGCCGTCAGCTTCTTTGATACGATGCCCTGCTGCCTTGAATTTTTCAAGTTCTTCGGGGCTATCAGGTGCTACGTCGATAGTCCATTGAGGTTCAAATTTTGTATTAGGCGTTTGGATATAAGCCCACTTAGCGGTGCCAAATACTGTTGCCATATAGTTCTCCTATATTTATTATAATTATTTAAGTGATCACTGGTCACATCCAGTCCCCCTATTATGCCAGAGGATCGGCAGGTTGTCAAGCCCCTATCGCATGAATTTAGGTACCTCCCTTTTAGTCCATCGCATATCAATTTCTTTGCTTCGTGCTGCGTAATATTTCTGATATGCTTTAACTACATCATCATCTTTACAGTCATCGTATACACACTGAGGTGGATCAGTTTCCCTTGATTCTTTAATAGGTAGCACATTGCTCTGACAAAAGTAAGGAAGAAGCCTAGCACTTTTATGCGTCTTACCATACCTATATGTATACTCATGAAGTAAAGCCATGAAATGTTTAAGCGTCCAAGAGTAGTTCCGTTTGGAACTTCTAACCCACAACGCACACGGATGGTTCTTGTGGGTTAGCTTGTATACCTTAGGGGCTACGGGGGTATCGAGCATGTGATGAGCTGAGCTTAGAAGCTGAGCAGTCTCAAGTACCATTTTAACTACATGCTTATCGCATAGCATCTCGGCAGCCCTGAAGGGATTGTTATCCACTCGGAAAATATTCATTCAATCAATCCTCCTATAATCTCTTTAGCCTCAAGAGCAATCTCCCTATGCTCGAGCTGCGTATCTTCATTCTCCCTGACTTCAATCCAATGAAGCCAACTACGAAGGGAACCATTCATATATAAACGGGACATAGTTAACCCCTCAGGTAACACAGACCTCGCTACTTCCTTAGCGATACCCCGATCAACCGCTGCCTGATAGGCAGTAATAGCTACATCCTTGACTCTATTCTGCTGCTTAACCCATAGGTGCTGAAGTGATATATCATCTACAGGTATACTGTTCTGCCTGTTTGTCTCGTCTTGGAGTCTAGCAGATCTGAGCTGAAATGTCAAGGCTTCAATAGGATCAGCATACCTTTGACTAAACTCCTGAAAGGAGAACGAACGATGCCTCAAGATCTGACGAGCAATATCTCTAGGACAGTTGATCTCCATACAGATGTTGACCATTTCAAAGGGGCTCCAGTGCTTGTGTCGTTTTAGATAGTTCCAAAGTCTATCCACATTCTCACCAGCCTCTTGAGATGCAGGGTTACTGACACGAGCACAGTATACTACTAGATCTTTAAGGCTCTCACCGTTGACTCCAATACTATGACTAACTAATTTAATTGTTTCCATTCCATCTCCTTCGCAGTACATTTGATGCTCGTTCAGCCAGTGCTCGGTGCGCTCTAGCTTCTGCTTGATCCCTTCGTATTCGTTCAAGACTAGTCTCAGGTTCAACAGGGGTAGCGGCTGTTGTTGTCCATATATTATTATCTGTTGGTACTTGGATTGTGGCTCGTTCTAATACTTGTTCCTCTATATCTCTAGCTAGTTGATTAGCAGCATCTTGGTTAATACGCCCAGCCAACTCCTGAAAAGAACGCGAAGCCATCGACATACCTGACCCTCTAGCGCCACCATACATTGCTCGATAGTTTTCACGCTGCAAGTAAGCAGCCTTCTCACCTTCACTATTATGGAGTCCAAGCCTTGCCAGCTTCTCGATAAGCTCATCAGGACACTCAAATCCATACTGAGATTTATAACGAAGCCCATGGACAATAGACATGACAGCTTCCTTGCCATAAATATCTTCAGAGACTAGAGATAACACTTGACTTCGTGCATCTTCTATGCTATTATCCCCTGTATGAATTCGATCACCATCCCAAGCAAAGCAGCAACAAGTAAAATCAAAAGCCTTGAAGGTCTCCTCAATGCTTGGATACATTTTCTTTAGGATCTGAATCTTACTATCATCCCAAATATATGAACGAGCATACTCTGACTCCTCCTCAAGTACCCATTCTTCATCAGCAATGTTGATAGTATAATCTAACTGAGCTTGATTAGAACAGGTGATGTCGTAATCTGCATCCTGAGGTAAATCAAAATAGTGCTTCCTTACTGCGCCGCCCACTATCCATGGGCCCTCAGGAGATACTTCAAGATACTCAGAGATCTCAGTGAACCTTGTCATCGTCATCTCCTTGAATTAATGTAAAGATTGTAGCGGGTTGCTCAGGGGGCTCAGAGGTTTGCATTTCCTCAAGGATCTTTTCTTGAGCCTCACGAACAGACGTTACAAATTTATATTGACAGCTAGGACACCTATCAATATCGGGGCCATCATTACTTGGGTGGAAATTAATATGCCAGTTAGCTGTCGTCTCGTCACCTGTAATGATAGGTAGGTTACAGGATTCAACTTCGGGCAGCTCAATGGTATTAGGGCATAACGAACACTTGATCGTTATCATATAGCCTCCTTATCTCAGCAGATATTGCCTCGTTATCTGATGGTAGATATTTCTCAAGAGTATAAACAGCTTGTGTTACTGTTGTCGAGGTCTTGAATGCCTGTAAGTTAGCTAGGGCTGTCTCCTTCTTAATCCGAATCAGCTTAGTCTCAAGGTCACACCTCAAGATGTAAGCATAATCCTTATCAAATCTTGTTAAGAGACAGATCCTCCAGCCTTCTTCAAAGGGATACTTAATTATTTCTGGAGCGTTCATATTCTAACCAGCATTGACGTACTCGGAATTTAAAGTCTTCCCATTCATTACGAGTTAGTGGATCATTAAGATCACGGCTCCATGTATACAGACTATGATTCATAGGAGTCCGATCAATAACATAATTCATATAAACACGAGTACGGGGTCTTAGAGATGGGCCGCCTATAGGGATGGGACTATCTAAATCAAATTTATAGAAGCCTTCCCTGCCTCGGTGGCTCTCACGATCTGCTGACCATCTTTGCCGACGCGGCTGCATTACTGGTTCATGGGCTGGTGCTTGAACCCTATATACTGTCTCCGTTACTTCTTCACGGAGAGTAGAGGTAACATTAAACAACTCATGGTGTTCAGGTAAAGCCTCTCTAAGAAACTCATCCAAACCAAACTCAGAATAGCGCATAAGAATATCTGGTGCCGTATCAAAGGTACAAGCATATTCTCTAAGCCGAAGAAGCATAGAGGCCCATGATTCCATAGTATCTTTAGGGATAGGGAACCTCATTGATCGGAACTCAAGAGAACCATACTGATTCAGTGCTGCCATATTAAGAGCAGCATACTTGGCTCGGTCACGCTGAATCATTTGAATCCTTCCACCCACTACTTCACTCAATGTAAAGAACTGATCCTCTGCTTCAAGCATAGACAGACAGAACAGATTACCTTTACGGTGCTCACCACACCAATCAATAAGGATGGGTTCAAGGATAGAGTAGACACAAATAAAATTTACAAGCTGCTGCAATGTCAACCGCTGGCAGTTAATATGAACATGGGTGCTACAGTTATCACTGTCTACAATATCATCAAAGTCAAGAGCATTATCATAGATTCGATTGATATACTCAGAGAGCTTACGAGGCTTACAGGGCTGTCGAAGGATGAACTCAGTGGCATAACCTCTAAGCGACCCATCACTTGTATAAGTCCAGCCAGATGGAGTGTTCTCTCGTGCTCTCTCTAGGGATGACTCACTATCAAACTCTACTTCAATCTCAATACCTACGTCACCAGCCTTTTCTCGTTGCTCAAGCTGATCAACAATGTTCATAGTCTTGCCTCCAGAAGTTCTCGGTAATAGTTAAATTCATTATCTAATTCAGGTTCTCCATTGTCTGTTACTTTACCAACAGCCCTACAGTTAGGGCCAATCAAAAGGAACTGATCATCTTCGTCTGCTGCAAAGATAGTAAACTCCCTACAGAATGCTTGAGAAGGGAGATGATCAACAGAATCAAGACGCTCCAAGCACTCAGAGAAACTAGGATATGTCCCATTCATCATGTCATTAAAGTTGGACATGCCATCAATGGATTCCATAAGATGGTCTACCTTCTGACGACTAATAGTAATCATACCGTGATCCCAAAAGCACCGGATCATTTGGAGATTACTATTAGATAGTCCCTGCTTATAGAAGCGGCTACCTTTCCTTACAACATATGTAGGGATCTCAAAGCCATTCATGAAGCCTAGTCTTGGAGGGCTTGAATCCAGCTCATCAAAATTAAAGGTTCCTCGACGTTGGCTGTGCATAAATTTACCTGATACCACATTAGACTCTGTGATTTCAGAGATAAGAAAGGGCCTGCCGTTCCTACTTACAAATGTACCTGAGTATCGAGAGTTCTTATCTCGATTGTTCATGTGACTAAAGTGAGGCATAGTGTACTCCAACTCTTGTATACCATTTTTGATCCCTTATAATTTCCTGTGCACCACTTCTATTAGCCCTATTAATAACTGTTGCTATATAAGGGTCGTCTCTCAATCCATATTCTCGGTTCTGAAAGTTTTCTATAACTCTCTGAGTATTCTCAAATACCCAACGCATATAACGCTCATCTTTCAACCAAAAATTAGAGAGCACTCGATACTCCAAGCCATAAGGCTTAGGTCTAAAGGAACCAGCCTGACCATAAAGAGTTCGGCGCTTTTTACCTGAGGCTTGGGGCTCTACAAGAATTGAAGGGAGACCTAAAGCAATGTCAAGCTCTTTAGTAATTGCTCGACACTCAGCGAAGTGAAGGGGGTCGAAAGGTTCAACATAATCTTTCTCTGGACGCCAGCCAATATGAATATGACCTGAAGCACAACGGAAATTAAGATCCTCCGGTTCGTCTGGAGTCTTTTCTTCCCCTGTATAAGCACAGTAATCAGGATCACAACCTAGTTCTTTAGCTTCTGGAGGTTGCGTTTCCAAATAAGCCTTACTAAAATGTGTTACAATTCTAGGGCTGATATGAAACTCAGAGGGTACTAGTTTACGCAGCTCCTCTTGAACCTTGTTAATATTAAATACAAATTCATCCGAGTTCTTAGCTGGATTGATATTAAATTCAAGAGCCATACCGTCTACTTGAACAGCACCACAATCTACATTGAATGGTTCTGCTTTAGTACCCGGAATAACTCCATGAGCTGAGACTGCTTTAAACCTAGGCGATGGGCCATTAGTCATAAACAGTTCAGGGTCTGCACCAATAGTAATATTTTTCATGCTCCACCTTGATAGCTTTTAATTTCACACTCATCACTACAAACAAAACTTGTAGCATCCATCCAGATTATATCTTTTGCTTGATCCTCTTTGGGGATCTGGTTGCATACAAAGCATCCAGAAGTAACCATCTCCCTCCATTCATCAGCCGGGATAAGCATACTCCCATAAGGGATAAGCTGTGAATTATTTTGAAGGAGAGGAAGTTGCTTTTTTTCTTGAGGGATCTCAGAATCTTTCACACTATACGGGGTAACAACCAGCGTAGCCTTTCGATCAGCCGCTATACTATTAGTCCAATCAAGATATTGAACCCGACCTGTAAAGTAAAGATCATTAGCAATACCTGCTACCAACTTAGGAACTACTTCTTTATCACATTGAACATGAGCCCTGCAAGAGATACGAACAGGAACAGGAGGATTAGTACCAATAGCATGGCCCGTAAATGTATCACCGACTCGGCCAGTTACTTTAAAGTAACAAGAATCTCCCGGCCCGAAGCCCTGATACTTACGACCACTACGATATTGGTTCCCGTTAGATCCATGGTATCCCCCACTGTTGTAGGTAGTAGTCTTCGGTTTCGGTGCTACATAGGGGCTCAACTTTTTTACTTTAGCCTTATCAATCTTCTCATTAATCTTACTAGGAATAGTAAACTTATAAAGATGATGAGGCTTGACAGAATTAAACTTATTCTTGTGAACCTTCATATCAGCACGGCTCAGTGCAAGATTAAGAATCTGCCATTCAGATGACCAATAGAGCTGCTTAAAGTCATCACTATAAGCATAGTAAAGAGGACGCTCATCGTTACGAATAAAGTTCAAGGTCTCATCACTGGCATCCCACCACACTAAAGCAGCAGCACCATGAAGACGATTACTATATACTTCCTCGATACCATGAAGGGCCATGTTATAAATAAGAGCCTCACTATCTACATCAAAGTGAGAACCCTCATCAAGAAGTGATACACCCCTTAGCGTCCCGTTATGAACAGCAGTGATACTCTCATACTGAAAAGGATGAGCGTTCTCATCACTGACATGACCTTTAGTGGCTGCTCGATTATGCCCAATCAAAACCTTGTGACTGTCCTTAAGAATCTTATCAAATCTACGGGTCGCCATGAATTCATAAGCAGGCAGTGCCTTCTTATACCATGAGGTTTTGTTCTGCTTGTTAACAGATATAATACCTGTTGAGTCCTCGCCCCTTAGCACATCAAAGAACAATAGACTCTTAAATACTTTCTCGTGTTTTACTGAGATATCCCCAGCAACACCTACAATCCCACACATATAAACTCCTTACTTGTAAGTCTCGTGCATCAGTTTAAACATCTCATCCCTATGATCGGGAGCATATTTAAGCTGACGCCCTAAATAACTATAACCTATAAGCTCACCGCGAGGGCTGGCCCCTATTCCCTTAATAAACTTAGCAATCTTAGTACCCCCTGATCCATCAAAAGCAGCGTGAACCCCTTGTTTATTGCGCTCATTAAAGGATGAAGTAGCAAACTTAGGATCAAACCCATGCTCAATAAAGCTCTTAATCTTTGCAGGGCTAGCGTCACAAGTAAATACATCATGATCTCCATAAGCCTTCATAGGACAATGAGACTTCTTGAGGTATTGCATTACTTGAAGGGCTACAATAGGATGGAGTCCCTCATTACGAGCCCTAATGTATGTCTCTAAGGCATAAGGGCCCTCCCAAGGCTGACGAGATACGATTAGTGCCATGATAGCATAGTTACCGGGGGCATCAGGATCAACAATAATGTATTCATCTTCTGGATCATACTCTTTTAGCATGACCTCGCTAAAGAACGGCATCACCTCAGCATAATACTGCTGAAGATCGTCCTCATTAACCTTATATTTTTGTCGTGCTTGTATCTTAATAGGAGCTACGACAGCAAAATAATTATCGGGATCAGGGTAAGCTGCTGCTGGCCCATGACAGCTAGCTTTCTGAATTATATTATATACTGTCGTACTACCATAATTGTCACGAAACTTATCCCGCGCTCTATTAACCTTGACATGCCAAGCATTAGCTTGATGGACATCCACATTATCAATCATAAGATCAATAGCTTTATCAATTAACTTTTGGTCAGCCTCGTTCATGCCAATCTCCTGAAGTAATCTGAGGGCCATCTCCGCTATCAAGAAAGTAAACCCAGCAATCACCATGACCTTGAATAGATACAAGGCGACGTTCATAAAATCTAGGATGTCCCTCGATGGAATCTAAGAGTCTTAGAGTTCCGGCGTCAATGTCGTCATAGACTTCACAAACAACTTGGTTCTCAACAGGTTCATCCACTTCCTTAATGAAAGGGAAGGCACCATAATCAAAGAGGGCGATGTTACTAGGCAGCCTTGCCATGCCCTTAAAGGTTGCAGAGCTAAGGGCACCAGCCCTAGAATCTCGTTGCCTAAGTGTTCCATATACTGCTACTTGTGTCATACTCCAACGCTCCGTTTAAGATTAAATGTTTCCTGAGACTCAAGCCGCATCTTATTTCTTGCTAACCTTGAGCCCAGCCCATCACACAAAGACATAAGCGCATCCTTTTCAGGCCCTTCAGAGATTTGTAGGATTTGACCTCGGATAAGCTGAGTATGTCTTAGTGCTTTAGAGATATTGTGGTAGTCGTTCATGTTCCTCCTTGACAAAAAACAAATTTTCAATGTATAATAGTATACATGGATACTAAAAATTGTAATTCTTGCCGACAGCAAAAACCACTCGATGAGTTCTATACTGGACGGGCTCAATGTAAATCTTGTGTAGTCACTCAAGTAACAACCAGACAGAAAAATAACCCTCAGTATTTAAAATACCAAGCCCAGTATAGAGAAAAAAATAAAGACCGAATGAAAGCTGCTCATAAAAAATATGTTGAGAAGAATCGAGGTCTTATTAATTTCCTTAACAGCCGTCGTAAAAAACGTATTAAAGAACGTACTCCTAGTTGGCTTTCCTCATCAGATATAGCACAAATTAAAGAAATATATAATCAAGCGGCTGAACTATCACAACAAACTGATAAACTTTATCATGTTGATCATATAATCCCATTAAAAGGTGAGCTTGTTAGCGGTCTACATGTACCGTCTAATTTACAAATATTAGAAGCCTCTGAAAATATCCGTAAATCTAATCAACTAAAATCGCACGATCTGTAATACATTCGTGAATAAATTTACGATACCCTCCCCTACGTTCAATGACAGGAATCCTATCTAAAGGCTTGTCGTCAACCCAATCAAGCCACTTAACCATACAATCTTGACGATAGTCTTGTGGCAAAGCGGGGCTAGTGTTGGCCTCTAAGACATAAGGATTACCAGCAGCATCTTGAATAACATCAATAGCTGCAAAGTCTAAAGAGGTCTTAAGAAAAGCCTCACGAGCATAACGAACAGCCTTAAGGGGCCAGTTATCCCAACTGACATTCTCAAAGCGACCACCAGCACTAACATTCCAGATAAGGGATTCGATATCCTCAACAAACTTTTCGGCAACACAAAGAATACGACCCTGAGCCACAAAGACTCTGAATTCTCGAGTCTTAGGGATATACTGAGAGATATAATACCTGTTATGGCTTTGAGCCCTTATAGCCCTTATAGCCCTCGTCAGTTGCTCATAATCTTCGGCATAATAAAAATTAGAACCAGCTTCATGGTTAGCCGGACGAACAACATAAGGGTAAAGGTTAGCTTCGTGAGCTGTGCCACGGTTCCAAAAGGTAGGAGGGCAAAGATTGTCCTCATTAATTAATACTCTGAATTTACTCTTATCAGAGGCATCAATAATACTTTCAGCTTTATTAATTACAGGGACTCCAAAAGGATTCTGAGAGGTTGTACAGCCCCACCTAAAAACCTTAGAGATATTACGGGGCTTACGTTTATCATTACGCCAAGCCACAATGTTCTCTGACTTCTCAGCTAAAGTATTTACTGTGGCTCTGGCATAACCTTTACGACGTAGAAGTGCTATTGTCATAAATTTACTCCATAAAAAAACCCCCAAGCCCCGAATCACTAGGGGGCAAGGGGGTTAAAGGGCATCGCTAGATGCTTAACTTACCAGAGCAGCCTCAAGCTCGTCATCAAGTTCAACTTCAGGCTCCTCAACCTCAATGCCAAGCAGCTCCATTTTCTCCTCAAGGCTAAGGGTACTTAGTACATCCTTAAGGGTATTTACTACATCCTCTTTAGAGGGCTCAGGAGCCGTCTTAACAGCCTTTTGAGGGACTGCTTTAGAGCTTTCAGGGGCTGAATAACTAGCGTCGTAGAGGTCTCTATAACGCTTAGGAAGCACCTTAGCTTCAAGCAGCTTTTGGATTTCACCATGAGTCAGTTCATCCTTAGCCACCTCGTTGTGGTACTTAAGGATAAGAGCCCTGATAACCGTAGCAAGACGGTAATCGTTAGTCCGCTCCACGGCTTTAAAGCCCTTAGAAGCGAAGCGAAATGATACTCGCTTGATTTGATTAAAGGTTGCTTTACGATCAGCAGGAATTGAAGAAGGATCAAAAGTTTTAGTAGTCATAATTTTAGTGCCTCCGAAGCACTTAGTCATAATTAACGTGTGACGAGATCATGTGGCTCCCGTCGAGCCAGTTTCCAGAATGACCGATCCAGCCGGAGCTGTCAAGGCCCAATAACACACATGTATATAAATATATATTATACATTTATATAGATATGCTCTCGGCTGACCCCTAAACATGCGTGTTAAACATGAGAAGGAGCCCCGCCGAGCCAGTTTCAAGGATGGCATGGCAGCTCGGAGCTGTCAAGCCCTATAACACGCGGGGTATTAAGATTCCCTAAAGTATAAAATAAAGCACACAAACCGCTAAACAGGTTAAAATAAGCGTGTCGAGTAAATCTTCATTATCCATTATCAACCTCCGTACAGGTCACTGAACCATCACTAAAGATCTGAAGGTGAAAACGATCTAAAATACCTTTGCTAGAGTTAGCTTTAGCTTTATCTAATGTTCCACACTCAACACTAAAATCTTTGTAAACATTTACCCACCTCTCGTGTATTACTTTAGGCTTAGGCATAATCAGGTCATCAAGTGGCCTTAAAAAATGGGTACCTTGTAAATTCCACTTAGCAGCAGAAACTTGACCATTATCTGTTATGTAGCCAATGGCCCAAGTTGTACCTGCCTGATCCTTAATACAATTAAGAATAGTGGCGATAGCGCCATATTTAGTGTGGCATTCACCATTAAATTCCTTTATCACCCTATAGGCATTAAATTTCATCTAAATCTCCTTAGACCCCTGTAAAAGGGGTCTTTCCATCAATTTCAACTAAACCTTCCATGACCATTTCGGCTAAAGGCAGAAGGTCATCGTTCTCTGTAACCATATCAGCAGCATCTTGCCGTTTATCCATTGGGATGATGTACTCATCACCTAAGCGCCCTTTAGCTTTAATACCGATAGTCGGTATAATGCTGTTATTCATCGGGGTACAGAAGGTTATCATACTAGCTTGACAGCCTCCTAAGGCTCTAAGCCACCGATTCGGGGTACTAACAAAGATTATCCGACGACCTTCAGTGCTAGTCAGGGAGTTGACCTTAGCTACTCGTTCTAAGATATCGTCAAAGGTGTATGAACCACCATTATCAGGAACCTCAAAGGTCTTAACCTCGTAGCCCCCTTTACCGTCAGTCGTCACAACATTATGACACTCAGGGTCTAAGGGGAGCTGATTCATCTTAGCAGCAAGTTGTTCAAAGTATTCCATAAGTTTCTCCGTAGTTAAATGGAATTTAATGAAGCTGACCGAAGCCAGTTGATCTTCATCATGGCATGGTGGCCCAGAGCTGTCAAGGCCAAATAACACGCAGGTATTTAAATCTCTAAGAGCTGCTGCTTAAACTCGTAGCCCAAAGACTTGATGATCTTTATGGCTTCAGGGCTAAAAGTTCTGGTTCCAGCTAAGTCACAAAACATCTGACCCTTAGAGCAAGCAGGGTAAATACGTCGGTTTCCGTATTCGTGCTTAACAGTAAAGTAAATAATCATTTTAATCTCCGTTTAGGCTTTAAAGAGCCTACTTGCCTTTAAGCAGGCTCTCAAAAGCCCCTAAAGGGGCTAGAGCTAAGCCCTAAAAGGCTTAGGATGCTCCAAGACTTCAGAGTGCTGATCTAAATCAGCAACGGTGTTCTCATAAGTCTCTGAATCCGTTAAGAGCACATAGGATTCGTAGAATCTGGCAACAATAAAACTTCTACCATTATACTTGACCTTAGTGCCAGTTTTGAGCCCCTCTAAAGGGGCTCTAGTACCAACTGGGTACAGTTTAGCTTGAAGATTGATTTCGCTCTTAAGAGCCATTATAATTCTCCTTCGATGTAAAGGATAAAGATGAGTATTAAAATACTCGCAACCAATGCTGTAAAGCCCCAAGGTATCATTTAAACCCCCTTAGCGGCTTTATTCGCCATCTGACGCTTTATATACCTAAGCTGATCTGCTACCTCAGCAGTAACATTAAAGCCCTTGACTGTTACTAAGTAACATTCAGGGTTTTGCATCATCAACTTAGCATAAAGCTCAGTCCGTGAATCCGTACTAAAGTAGTAAAGATTCTCTGGAGCCCCTTCGGGGCTTTCGTTAAATGTCATTACTTCGTAAGACATAATGGTCTCCTTAGCCCCTTAGGGGCTGTTGGTTAAGCTCAGACTGGCAGTCTAAGCAGATTACAGTTTTAACAGTGTGGGGAGTCTCCTTAGACTCTTTAACTGTCGTAAAGCATCGTTCACAAACTTCGGTCATCGCCGTTCCTCCGGTTGGGGCTTATCAAAGCTAGCTAGATTACTATCTAGCTTTGATAAGCCCTTTAGAACCCCTAAGGGCTCCAAGGGCTGCTTTCAATCCCTAAAGGGATCAGTGAACTCACCATCTTCGTCGATAAAGCAATCTTCCTCGGCAGGATCGAAGATCTCCACTAAACCCCAAAAGGATTCAGCATGTTCACTATCGAGTTTTCTATAAAACTCGCCTTCAAACTTAAAGCTATTCCCTTCGGGAATTGAATCGAATCGGTAATACATAAATGGCTCCTTAGAGTTCGTAGGTCGTTTCTAAATGGACATGACCCTCTGGGTCAATGACATAAACCGATAAGATCTCAGTGCCTCTCGGCAACATAGCATCTTCAGCGGATTCATACCACTGAACATGAATGTTCATGCCAACCCTCTTAATGTTAGTAACTTCAGGGTGAGACCCTGAACACTTAAGAGATTCAGGGTTAAACAAATCATCCATAACCTCTTTAACATGACGGTAAATCATAAATCCTCCTTAGGGCCCTAAAGGGCCCCCTCATCAAGCTTGTGAACTACTTTAGTAGTAATGTCATCACCGTTGCCATCAAAGATGGCGAAGTCATGACCCCTAAGTTCTAAACTAAGAACTTTATCCAACATCGGATACCAACCTTCTACGAAGGTCTCCGTTTCAGTCCCTAAGGGACTACAGCTAAGTACTTCGTACTTCATAACTAAACTCCTTTGGAGTTGGTGAAAGGGGCTCTAAAGAGCCCCCGAGTGGCTGTTACTTCGTAACAGTGACTTTGGTTGCAGCGTCAAGACTGTAAGTCTTGCCATTGGCTGACTCGTAAACGGCTTTGCCGTTCTTGAAAGCCTTCAGGACGTTAAGTCTTTTAGACTTACCGATACGGAACTTCGTTCCGATGTGGCAATCCAGAAGCTCAACCCCTTTAGGGTTGATGTTGACCTTTCGATCAACCTTCGGTTGAACCGAAGCCCCTTCGGGGCTTTCAGAGCCCTTAAGGGCTGCAACCAGCAAATCTTCAGGGCTCTTAGGAGCCCTGCGGTCAATCTCAAGCTCTACAAGCTTGAGGACTTGGTTGAACTCAGCTTCGCTGAGGGACTTGAGAACTGCTACAAAAGCTTCGCTTTTCATAATGATTTTCCTTTGGAAAATGAGTTTGAAATACCCCTTCGGGGTAACTCAGCGACCCAGTGCCGCCGAGCCATTTCAAGCTACGGGGTTTCGAGATTGGGGTCAAGCCCCCTTCGCGGGAGAGTCTTTCGCATTATGCGCAGGAACTCCGTACGGAAGGGTGGTCTGGTCGGCCTAGTGATTCTTAGGGCCCTTTAGGGCCCTTTTGAGCCCCTTTAGGGGCTCTTTAGGGCTCTTTAGAGCCCTTAGTTAGCTCTGAAAGAGCTAGGGGGATGATTGAGGTTTAAGCTCTATAGAGCTTAGGGAGGCTTTAAAGCCCTAAAGGGCTTCAATGAAGCTCTACGAGCTTTAGGGGCTTTTTAAAGCTCATAGAGCTTTAGAGAGCTTGGGAGTCTTTAGAGGCTTTTAAGCCTCTAGGTGGTTGATTTCCTTGTGAGATCTGTAAAGATCTCAGGGGTCTTAGGGGCTAATCTTAGCCCCTAAGCGTCTCTGGAGTGACCGTCAAGAGCCCCTTAGGGCTCTTCAGGGCTCTTTCAAGCCCTTCAGGGCTTGGGAGATCTCCGTAGGAGATAAGGCTGGAGTCTGATCTTTAAGCCCCTTAGGGGCTTAGGGGGTCGGGGCAGGCTGCCATGGGGGGTCACTCCTTTAATATACTCCTGCTTACGATGGATAAAGGAGTTGAGGGTGTCAAGTGGCGGCTTAGAAGCCCTAAGAGCCTCTAAGCATCCCTAAGAGCTTTAAAGACCCCCAATAAAAAACCCCCTAGCCCTAACAGGACTAGGAGGTCTTATGAGATCTTAGGGCCCCTTAGGGCTCTAAGGGGTGCTATAGCACCCTTTATACATCTTAGGGAATACTTTAATAATTTATTATGTTACCCCTTTAGAGCCCTAAGGGCCCTTTAGAGCCCTAAGATCTAGGGTAACCCTAATTCACCCCCGAGGCTCGTTACTCGCCATTATACAGGTAGATTAAAGATCTGTCAAGACTTTTTTTAAATATTTTATAATCTCCTATTGACAAGTGGCGGCTCAAGGGCTATAATAGACACTATGCTATATGTGTTTCCTAATGGCCCCATAGAGCCCTCAGCAGCCCTTCAGAAGGCCCTAGAGGATGTTTCTATCCTAGATGAGGTGTTGGTATTGGGTATGACTAAAGACGCTGAGATCGTCTTATATAGCTCCTCAGATGATATACGAGATATATTACTCCTTATCGAATTAGTGAAAGCTAGATGGATCTATGACCTCGAAGAAGAATGAAACTTATTTACCTAGCCCCCAAAGGTATGGGAAGCGTGAGCTAACAGAGATGCAACTGAAGCTCCTAGATAGCCTTGAAGAAGCTAATTATAATCCAATAGAAGCAGCAAAGCTAGCAGGGTACAAACACCCCGTAAGTGCTGTACGTGCTGTGCGAGAGGAGCTGTCAGCCCTTATTGATGACATGATTGCTAATAGTGCCCTAGAGGCTGCTAAGACTATTAGGGATATTATGGTAAGCCCTGTACCTGTACCTCAAGCCCGTGAAAGGATGGAAGCAGCGAAAACAACACTCGACAGAGCTGGACATGCCAAAAAGGAGCTAGTGGATGTGAGGCATACAGTTAAAGGAGGGGTCTTTATTATCCCTGAGAAAGAGCCTATTGATATCCCTGCAGAGGATGCGGTGATCATAGATGAGTGATTACCCTGTAGCCTATAATAAGAATGGTAAGCCCCCGTATGGCTATGAGCCTCTAGAAGATGGGGAGAAGTACTTCCAACCCAATGATAAAGTATTGGACAAGCTAGTAGAGACAATCAATTATATTAATATGGAAGCCCTAAGCATACGAGAAGGGGCTATCTACCTTACATACCATGCAGACCGGCCTATAACCTATGAGGGCTTGAGGTTAATAATTAGAGATGAGCGACACCCAATATACGAAAGTACGAGAGGAGAATCCCTTAGAGGAACTGACAGCCTCCAAAGTCCAGAGGCTACTCAAGGAGTATCCTGAGCTTTGGGAGATCTATCCAGAGCTTTATAAGACAGATTCCTCCGGTAACTTTATTCTCACTAAAGCGGGTGTACCTGCAAGGAAACAAGGTAAATTACCCGGAAGCCCCCATAATCTCCATAGTGAGACTAAAAAGAAAAGGGCGGCTAAGCAGGCCCGAGATAGAGTTAGAGAAGAACAACAGCGAGTTAAGAAGCTAGAAGCAAAAGTTAAAGAGGCCCAGAAGAAAGCTGAAAAGACTAAAGAGGCTTTAAATAAACTTGATGGGCGCTCAAAGAATCAGCTAATAACTAAAGAGGAACTAGATAGGCTACCTCAGGCTGTAAGAGATCAGATAGCCAATGAGGAATCTGAGGTAATCTTTAAGCCCAATCCGGGGCCACAGGAACATTTCTTAGGAGCAGGAGAAAAAGATGTCTTATTTGGGGGAGCAGCCGGAGGGGGAAAAAGCTATGCGATGCTTGTTGATCCCCTTAGGTTCTGCCATATAGGGGACGCCCGGGCACTGCTCATTAGAAGGACTATGCCAGAACTCCGTGAGCTTATCGACAAGTCTTTTGAATTATATCCAAAGGCTTTTCCCGGTGCCAAGTTCAGACAGCAAGACAAAATCTGGACATTTCCCTCAGGGGCTAAGTTAGAGTTCGGGTACTGCGAGAAGGACAGTGACGTC